AAGAAGTGATTCAAAATGTGCAGCACTGTTGAAGACTTTCGCAGCCGCATCGCGACTCAGGTTGATGTGACGCGCCGGGCGTCGAGAAGTTACCGCACTGCGGAATCGTTCGGACTAGTCCAGCCGACTAATGCGCCGGTAGTTTTCTGGTTCGAAAGGTATCAAGGAGTGGTGGGCTGTGAGGGGGTCGAACCCGCGACCAATGGATTAAGAGTCCAGTGCTCTACCAACTGAGCTAACAGCCCACAAACTTGACGGCGATAAACATACGCCTGTTGGCCTGAGGGTGCAATGAGCGTGAGGAAGATATTATGACCAGCAAAGTAACCAGAGACATCATTCAGAGCGAAATTGCCGACTTCTTCGCCGGGGTCGTTGAAATTCACACAGAGTTAGGTGGCCCGAACACCGTAGAAGAGGCGCAGAACCAGCTAACAGATCGCGTGCTTGCCTGCGTACCAGAGGTGGACAGCGAGCCGGTGGCGTGGAGGTGGCGCAGTGGCCCGAATGCATGGTGGCAGTTGGCAAGTCGCGGTGATATTGACGGAGAGGTTGAGCCGCTCTATCGCCACGCGCAGCCAGCGCCGGTAGTGCCTAAAGATGTTATGCCCGGTGGTCTGGTCTACTCATCAGCGCTGCCTAAGTTTGAAAGCAACGACAGCGACAAGGTTGTTGGATATTGCTGCTTTATCAGTGGGGAAACCCGAATCGTTGAGATTCAGGAACAGGCATATGCAGACGCCAAAGCCGTATTGAACGCCTTCCGCGCCGCCATGCAGGAGGTGAAATAGTGGAGCCCTCACTGGAATACGCCTGCAAACGCATAGTGGAGTTGGAAGGCCTGCTGCTGGTGGATGTGCCTGAAACCGTCTGGCCCGCTGAGGTCGCAATGGTTTTTTCTCAGGTAGAAAGTGCCAGTACCGTCAATCATCGCCGCGGCCCGTTCGCTGGTCAGCGCTATGGGTATGCCAAGAATAAAAGTGTGTAAAAAGCTATGCATTCGCGCTGAAAGTGTGTAAAAATGAAGTAAAGATAAACCTGAGGGAAGGAAAATGAGTAACGATCTTGTATTCGTTTTGGCTAGAGTGCAGTTTGGTAACGTTACAAATACAAAATTTGCGCAAGTTAGAGATGCCATTCAGGAGCAGCTTAGAGAAGACTATCCATTTTTAGACCAAAGGGATGATACCACAACGTTCGAGGTACAGTTCGGACCGGAAGGGCAAAAAGTAAACAAGGTTGAAATACCTAGTATCACACTGGTCTCTGCCGAACGGAATTGGGGGGTGAGGGTTACTACTAGTGATATGTACTTGTATACTGATTCGTATGTTAATTTTGAGAGTTTTGAACTTAGGTTGACAGTTATACTAGAGAGGCTTGCTCCCATTTTTCCAATATATTACACCGGATTTATTGGTATGAGGTTTTTAAATAAATTTTCTAATTCGGGTGAGCGAGCATTTCCTCTTGCATTCAAGAGATATGAGTTCTTGCAACCTATGTTAGAATCATATAAGGGGGCTGGTTCAAATTTATCGGCCAAATATCAAACTGATGCAGGCTGGATGAATCTGAATAGTGGCGTAACTGTGAATGGACCCAAGTTACCACCGGACTTGGAACAGTTTGCTGTTACGCTAAATAGTAAAAGTGAGATATGTGAAGGCCCCTGGGCTCATCTAGACCTTGATTCTCACAAGCCAGATAAGTCGTTAGTGAAATTCGACAAGGATAGAGTGGTTGGTATATTGTCTTCCTTGAGAGATTGTGCTAATAAATTTTACAGTGGAATTGTGAATACATAAGGAGCCACTATGGAATTTGTTGATTATAAAGAATTTGAACAAAACGATAAAACCTATCTTTCTTTTTCGGAAGTGGATGAAAAAACTGGCTGGAGTACTATTGGCTTTATGAAAGTCATTATGCTTTTGGCTATTGCTAGTTTTTCATTTAACAGTGATGCAACATCAACATTTGACCAGTTTGATGTTGGGAATAAGATTAACGAGCGAGTTAAGTCTAATGAGTTCGTGTACTCAGAAACAGACCTTAAAGGTATTAAATCACCTATTCTTGTTTTAAGTGCTAAATTACAGCGTGAATTTGGGTTTAAAAAAGCACAGTGGGCAAGTGTATTGAATGTTGAGAGAAAAACACTATACAATTGGGAGGGAAAACCTGATTCAACTCCTCATGCTAAAGTAATGACTAATTTAGAAGTCCTAAAAAAATTTAGTGAAGAGATTGATGATGGGCATGCTCCTTTTATCTCAAAGATGACATTTGGTAAGGGGCGAAAAGATGATTTTACTCAGGCCTTTACAACGCAACCTTTGTCTATTGAGTTAATGATTTCAGCTTACGAAAAATATTATACTGAAATAGATGGTTTTTACAAAAGACAACTTCTTTCTTAATGTTTAGTTAAGTGAGTTTTCAATGGAACAAAGTAGAGACGATTTTATAAAAGCTGGTTGGGAAAGGGGGGCCTTTGTTTGCTTATCCCAGAACATAAGGTTGCTTGAGTATATACCCTTAGAACTCAAAGAGTTTTTGATATCAACTGCGGATGTTAATGAAGTCTATTTTGTTCCTGTTTTGTACGATTGTGCATTGATCTCTGAAAACTTTACCCAGGAGCCGTGGGTTAATTTAGTGGTATGTTGGAAATGCAGCAAAAATGATGGTGATGGCAATTTCAAATATTGCAAAAACCCGCGAAAATACCATTTCCCCTTAAATGTCAAAGGAGAACAGGTTTTTTTCGAAACAAATGCCTTAGCAATAATTCATATGAGGCGGGATGTTTTTCTGCAATCGTCAATTATTCCTGATGTCAAATGGCCAGTCTTCGGCCTTGAGACAATGTTAAATTGGTTAACTGAACGAATTAGACAGCCAGTATTTCCTGATGAATGGAACGAGAGATTGAGGAGTAAAAAGAAATTGTTAGAAAGATTCTACTCAGATCAAACTCTTGTTGAGAAATGTGCTGGTGTGTTTTTCCGTATAACGCCATTTAGACAAATAGATAAAACTGAACACTACACTGTGTCAGCACTTATTGTCACACCAGCTATAGAAAATGGTGCTGAACATAGGAAGTTTAATAGGGAAATAAAACCTAAACTAGATGAACTGAAGGAGCAACTACGTCAAATACTTCAAGGAATTGAAAATGTAGAGGTTGAAACTGTTTCGGATTTACAAGAGGATCAATTTACTCGTAAAGAAGAAAGATTGTATAAACGGTACCAGCTTGAATTTATGACATATAAATCAGGAGAGGTTGATAGTGTGATGTTACCCTCTGATTTACAATTTTCTTTTGTGCAGTCTATGTAGCCAGTTTTATCTGAATGATGTAGTTATTAATAAGTAGTAAAAATGGATAGTGAATACTTAATTGAAAGCCCTGCGCTAACAGGGCTTCCGAGGGCGGAAAGTGCGCTAACACATTCCGGTGAGTATGGAGGTAATCCAACCGCAACACTCTTCTTTGACGAGCGAAGTGTAGTGGTTCTCCCAACAAAGTGCAATCTGTATGGGTTTACAGGTATGCAGGGAAACAGAAGCCATGGCTATGGGAACCTGTCGCAAATGTGGAAGTTCTTGCGAGATCATTTTCCGCTACACCGTATGTGTAGATGGGGTGGTGCGTCACGCGAAGAAGGGAAGACCTTTCCCTATTCCTCTTTGCAACTGCTCTTCTAAGAAGGCAGCGTAAATAAAAATCTAAACCCGCTTCGGCGGGTTTATTGTCTCTCAATTAACCATGAGGGTTACCGGACTGGTACATCATCGACCGGGACTACCGCGGCGTGAAGTACGCCAAGGATAAACAAGTGGCGCGCTGCGGTAATGCTGTGCCGCCACCGTTCGCCGAGGCATTGGTGAGAGCTAATTTACCTGAAATGTGCCAGGCGCGAGCAGCTGCTTAAACTATAATCCCCTCCACACCAGAGGGGATTATATTATGTCTAGTGGAACATTGCTGCCAAAATTCCGGAAGAGCAGGACTGGTAAACGTAGACCTTGCGGCCTCTAGTGTCACGTACAAAGAGCGCATGAACATGCCGGTTGTCGCTGAGATGGTCGCAAGAGAGCAGCCTGAACACCTGCGCGAGTATTTCATGGAACGAGTGCGCCACTACCGCGAGCAGAGTATCCAGTTGCCTCGGGCATCCGATCCGCGTTACATCGAGATGGCAGAGCAAAACCAAAAAAAGTAAATCACGATAAATCAACCCGCTACGGCGGGTTTTTATTTAGCCTGCTAATAAAAAATTAACGTTTTGTGCTGTTAAGATATTGATAAAATCCCGGCACCGGTGTACTGTTTATTTATACAGTATTGTGGCGGGGTAGTTATGAAAGTTGAAATCACGATCGACCGTAAGAAAAAATTGCCTGATGGAGCTGAGCCTGCTTTAGAGGCTGAGTTGCTGCGACGATTAAATCAAAAATATGACAACTGCAAATTGACGATCCGCCGTACAGGGGCTGATGGGCTCAGTGTGTTCGGTGGCATGGCCGGCGATAAAGAAACTATCGAAGAGATCCTCCAGGAGACGTGGGAAAGCGCTGACGACTGGTTTTACTAATTCACCTTTTTTGGTGGCTGGCATTTTGCAAAGTATCGCAGTAAGCGTGTCCCTTTGATGCTGTCGCCGGACTTAATTTTTGCGTCTGTATGTCGCTCAGGGGGTAATGTGAGTGATGGTATTGAGGTTCCTGCTGATCATTCCTGGTACGACGTTGTTAGGAGATCAGACGGTGCCATTATTTGTAGCTTCCCGGCCGAAGGAAGGCATCTGGTTTACAGGGTTAATGGCATAATTTCGATGCGCCCATTATTGCCAGATGAAGAGATTTTTACGCTGAATGGATTTATGAAGTTTGCTCAACGACTTGGCTACCGAGTTTTGCCACCTTCTGATAATATGAAATCAACGGCCTGAACAACCGTTAACCTACTGCGCCACCGGAGATAACGATGGCGCAGCAATTACACCTAATAAAGCAGTCTCAAGGCATACTGATCCCTGCCACGCAGGAGACCAGCGATTTTCTTCAATCAAAATGCAAGCTCGGCGCCGTCCTGGAAGCCGACTACAAACTCGTCCGCAATCCGGCTTTTCATCGCCGTTACTTTGCTTTACTCAATCTCGGATTCGAATACTGGGAGCCTACCGGCGGGGCGATCTCATCCAATGAACGCCGACTGGTGACCGGGTATGCAAAATACCTGGCAGCGTATGGCGGCAATGAATCAGCGTTACTCGATGCCGCCGAGCAATACCTCGACCGGATAGCAGAGAAACGCGCAGGCAGCATCAGCATCTGTAAATCCTTTGATGCCTATCGTGCATGGGTAATCGTAGAAGCTGGCCACTATGACGCCATCCAGCTGCCGGACGGCACGCTGAAAAAACAACCCCGCAGCATTTCATTTTCCAGCATGGATGAATGCGAATTCCAGGAGTTATACAAGGCATCGCTCGATGTTCTCTGGCGCTGGATCCTCTCTCGCTCGTTCAACAGCCTGCAGGAAGCTGAGAACGCCGCCAACCAGCTCTTAAGCTTCGCGGGGTGATGCCGATGAAACACTCATGGTTTCACCATCTCGAATGCACAACGCCACAAGCCGACGAATTGGTAGCGAGATATCGTCAGCGGGGCGTAAAGGTCGAACGAAGCTTAAACCCTGACTTTAAGACATGGACCGTCAGCGCGCAGCTGGTGGAGGACAAAAATCCTCCGCGGCCAGACTCCCGCTGGCGAAACCGGATGTGGGGGTGATTATGGCTAACCTTCGCAAAGCGGCGCGTGGACGCAAATGCACCGTCCGAATCCCCGGTTACTGCAACGGCAACCCGGAAACCAGCGTGCTGGCACATTACCGGCTGGCTGGCACCTGCGGCACCGGCTGCAAACCCGATGATACCCAGGCGGCGATCGCCTGCAGTAACTGCCACGACTTGATAGACGGTAGAAAGAAAACCACCGATTACACCCATGATGAATTGCGCTTGATGCACGCGGAGGGAGTAATGCGCACTCTGGAAATCTGGCGGAAAGAGGGGCTAGTCAAATCATGAAAATCTACGATATCACCCCCATGGGCAAGCCCCGAATGACACGAGCAGATAAGTGGAAACAGCGCCCGGCAGTTATGCGTTACCGGGCGTTTTGCGATGAAGCCCGTCTGCGAAACATTCAGCTACCGGTTTCCGGTGCCCACGTTACGTTCGTTTTGCCCATGCCGCAAAGCTGGAGCCAGAAAAAGAAAGACCAGCACGCCGGTCAACCACATCAGTCAAAGCCTGACTGCGACAACATGCTGAAAGCCCTGATGGATGCTCTCTATGATGATGATTCGCACATCTGGGATTGCCGTATCACCAAAATATGGGGAGAGAAGGGGCAAATCATCATTGAGGAGTGCGCGGGATGACCAGAGAAGAGATTGTCAGATACCAGGAAGAAAGCGTTAAGCGCGCCAGCATGACGCCAGTAGCAAAGCACAGCCAGACCAAAGCTAATCAGCCAAAGAATTTCGTTCGCATCTATCAGACCCTGGGAGAGACAGCATGATTAATACCCAATACCTCCAGTACGTTCGCCAGCAACTGATAGTGGCCACCGCCGATCTGAGCGGTGCGACGAAAGGGCAACTGGTAGCCTTTGCTGAGAACGCGCAATTCACCGCTACGGCGCGCAGCCGGGGAAGGAAGAAGGTTTATAGCGAAGTAAAGCAAAAAATGGTTAACCCGGATGGGCCGCCGATGAGCGGCAGTCAGTCCCGCGCTAAGGGTTCATCAATCGCTCTCGTTCTGCCCGTTGAGTATTCCACGGCATCCTGGCGCCGCGCGCTTCTGTCGCTCGACGATCACCAGAAAGCATGGCTGCTCTGGAACTACAGCGACAATATCCGTTGGGAGCATCAGGAAACGATAACCCGGTGGGCGTGGGATCAGTTCAGCCAGCAACTGTCCGGCGTGCGCATCGCAAAGAAAACGGTCGATCGCCTGCGTCAGCTTATCTGGTTGGCGGCGCAGGATGCGAAGGCGGGCTTGGCTGGGCGTGACCAGTATCAGTATGGCGACTTGGCGGCAATGGTGGATGTAGAGGTGAAAAACTGGTCCAAGACGTTTACCACCCATTGGGAGGCCATGCTCGCGGTGTTTAGTCAGCTTGATCGTGATGCATTGCTTTCCTTAACAAAAACACGTTCGGAACAAAAATCGACATTTTCGCAGCAGAGTATTGCAAAAGTAGATTAAATGCGTCATATTTGAGTCTACTTTGATATGCTGCCTTAACTTTAAGTGGCGGCATAAAGAATAAAAAGAGCCCTGGCGGAAACGTCGGGGCTTCATCGTTTCTGGAGGGTTAAAAAATGCATAAATAAACGGTAAGCCCGCAGCTGAAAGGCAATGGAGCAGTCGTGATGCTCCCCTGAGTCGCCATAGGGCGAGCCTGTGTAGTGACGGGTCAAGGTTCTTATATCAAAACCAACTCCGGTAAAGCAGCGCGAACGCCAAACGCGCACCGGTTATTAGCGGCGATGAAGCGACAGCGACTCAAGGGCATGAGCGCAGCCACTGCGAGAGTGTGGCGCACAACAGGTAAGAGCATTGACCGAGCCTAAAAGTAATTGGCAAATACCCTCTCAGGGGTTGGTCATATCGGGACTGCAGTCGGCGCAGCTGAGATAGAGCCACAATGCAGCGCTCAGTGCTCTTTCCGTTGTGGTGTATTACCGGTGCTACCGGTTTTGAGACTCCCCTCTAAGAGGCCGTCACTTCTGGCAAACAGGCGAGCAGACGGAAGTGTAGGTAGTGGGTAAAATTCCCACGCCAATTCGCGCGAAAATTCGGTGGAAATCCGCAAAGGCTTCGCAACCTTCACCACAACCTATCCCTCTACCTTGGGACCCTTACGGCTACCGCGCCGTCATTATTTACCCTTGGTATTTCTTCCCGCCTTGAGCGGGTTTTTTATTATCAGGTCCCGCAGGAATCATCCTTGACGCTTTGTTGATAAATCCAGCCTGACGGGCCTGACCCCTTTCAAACACACAGCACCCGCTAATAACGCGAGGTGAGAGTATGCATCGCATGGAAAAAATAACCACTGGTGCAGCCTATGGCGCTTCAGCCGGGAGCATCTTAAACGGCATGCTAAATGCTTACAGCCCCGAGCAGTGGAACGCTATCGGTGTACTGGTGGGCATTATCATTGCCGTCCTGACATACCTGACGAATCTTTATTTCAAAATCCGCGAAGACAACCGGCGCAACAGGAGTCGAGATGAATCCGACGCTCAGGAATAAACTGATTGGCGCAATTGCTGGCGGTTCCGGTGCCATCGCAATCGCTTCTGTGATGTTGGGTAATGCTGATGGCCTGGAAGGGCGACGCTATTACGCATACCAGGATGTCGTTGATGTGTGGACTGTATGCGATGGTCACACTGGTTCCGATATTCGCCGAGGTCATCGGTACACCGACAAAGAGTGTGATGCTCTGCTGAATTCAGATCTGCGCAAGGTGGCAACGGCCATTGACCCGATGATTAAGGTAAAGATCCCCGACACCACCCGGGCGGCACTTTACTCATTCACCTATAACGTTGGCGCTGGCGCATTCAGCAAATCCACGCTGCTGAAAAAACTGAATTCGGGAGATGTGCCTGGAGCCTGTAAGGAATTGCAGCGCTGGACATATGCCGGCGGTAAGCAGTGGAAGGGTTTAATCAGCCGTCGTGAGATTGATCGCGAAGTCTGCGAGTGGGGCCAGAAATGAGCCGATTAACTGCCATTATCAGCGCAGTGATTATTCTGCTGCTTTGCTGTGTTTTCTCGTGGCGTTCTGGCTGGAATTCTCACGCTGACCATATCAACGCCCTCGCGGCGAAGAAGAAAGAAAAAGCCGAAAAGACTATCCAGCCAGTTGAGCAAAAGGCCGCTGCCGCTACAGAAGATGGCAAGGTCATCTACCGAACTATAACCCGCGACGTGGTGAAATATGTCCAGTCTCCGAATCGTACTGTGTGCCGGTTTGACGATGATGCTGTGCAGCTGCGCCAGCGAGCTATCGACGCTGCCAACGCCATCCCCGGATTTGATGAACCCGCCGTGCAAAGCAAGTGACGCAGGGAAAGATACCGATGAAGACCTGCAGTCAGACGTCGAAACCGCTCAATGCCTGCGCCAACTGCGGTTAGATAAATACCGTTGGCAGGCCTACTACCGTGCAGTGAGTCAGTAGCGGGGCTACATTGCCGTTCCTGCATGGCGAGGTCGGCGTGATAAAAAACCCCGAAGAGGATATCCAAAAGTAAACGGGGCGCTGAATGAACAGCTAATGACTAAACAATACATCGTGTATCTAAATATGTTTAATCATTTCGCAACCCGGACCATATTGCGGAGGAGTACACCTGTGTTTTGGCGTAGGACTGCTATCGGCGCTGGGGAAGTGCAACCGGGATAAGGCTGATATTAGAGGCGCAGAAAGCAAAATGGCGACGCATTACTAATGCTTAAAATTCCCTTTACATGTTTTCTGGTTGCCAGTGGTACGATGAAACCCCTGTAGGTTGAATGAGGCGTACCGATTTCTATGATGACGATAAGTGAGATTTATGAAGTTGGCTGCGAGTTTTTCGAAGGCGGAAATTTTTTTGTGGAAATCCATCCGACGGGTGTCAGATTCGTTAACGAAACCATTAAAGATGGAAAGACTGTAACTGAAAGCCATTTCATGGAAGTTGGGTTGGATGTGATTTCACCGCCTGCGGTTCGAGGGTTTATTCACGCGTCTAAAAAGGAACCTAACTACTCAACTTCTTGGTAGCCGACTTCTAGTTTTTAGTTTGCCGCCATCACAAAGGCCACCCACGGGTGGCTTTTTTAATGTCTTTAACCACAGGAACAGAACCATGGCAACACCGGACTGGGAGGCCATCGAGACGGCGTACCGGGCCGGGGTGATGTCCCTCCGTGAAATCGCATCGCAACACGGTATCAGCGAAGGTGCTATCCGTTATCGTGGTCGCAAGCTGCAATCCTTGACAATCTAACCTTGAGACAGGGCATCTATTTAAACTTCATCCGGTTATCGGAGTTGGGTCAGTTCAACTAGGGTAATGTGGCAATTAAATAAAGCAACGCAGTTCACTAACAAGATGCATTAACTGATAAATAAGCAGAAGTACGTAAAACGCCAATTTCGCATAAGACTTCACAATCCTCAGAGATTCAACGTTTAGCATGGATTTCTCATTGTGTTTGTATGATGGTTATATAAATACACCATTCATAACATAATGAAAGAGATGACGATTTCGTCAATTGTAAATATTTGCCAACAATAAGATTGTCGAAAACAGCAACGCAGATAAAGGAGTGAATCGTGGTGGTCGAACTTAAAAGAAGACCTTATCCACCAGTCAACTTCATTGGCGAAAACTGGCTGCCGTATACGCAGATCATCCCTTCCTCTGAAATCAGCGAGTGGGTTAACCAGAATATCCTCTCTGAAGAAGGCCGAATTCATAACCCTGACCACATCCACTTGCTCGATGT